CTTGCTCTGCGTTTGTAAGATCCTCCATTGGAGAGGTGGCTGTGTCTATAATTGCTGGATTTTCATCGGAGGTCTTGGCGTCTCCATCATAATACGGCATTCTCTTATTACACCCTTAACATTCTTAAAATCTGTTGTATATTTGTCGGTATTTCAATAACATCTCCGTTATATACATTGGCCTCTGTTGGAATTCCATTATACCATGCGATTACCCACCAATATTGAACATCGTTATAATACTGGTGAGCTAGCTTATAAAATCTATCGCCATATTTCCAAATATGTGTCGCTGTGGTTATACTCATGCGATCGGATATAGTGGGGTGATTTAAGATCGGCGTCTCATAATGAACGATATTTTTCTTTCCTCTCCGAATAGGAGCATAAAATTCAGTATTGTTTGTAACTATTTTTGTGCCTGAATATCTTGGCATTTTCTATTCCTCATAAATTAAAGTTGCGCTGCTAGTATCGCCTTCTTCGGTCAGGCCAGGATCGGACAAATCAGGATCAATGTCCGGACGATCTCTCAAGGATAGTGCATCTTCCGCAGCAGCGGAGTCAGCACGGCGGTCGGCTCTGATTGCACGATTCATGGCCATGGAGGTTCGGGCTCCACTTGCCCTTGATTTTATGTTTTGGCCTAGATGTTTAGCGCGCCAGATGCCGACGCCGATGCCCTCAAGGGCCCCTTGAAATCTTGCCGCGGCATTTGCTTTAAGATTATTATTTGGCTCTTCATCGCCTCTCTCTTCAGCCTTTTTAGCTTCTTCGATCGCATTATAGACACCGGCCTGCATCACTTGTTTTTGTGCGTTTGATAGCGCGTCACCAGATTTGCTGCCAGCCATATCTTGTCCATATGGGAAGGCCGCATTGCTAAAGTTGCCTTGCTCGTCCCAGCCGAGAGCATGCTCATGAATAATTGCAAAATCTAATGCGATCTCGATAAGCTTAGGCAAGATTACTCCGTCGCCAACTTCCAACACCCCCGCCTCGTCACTATCTAAATTATGATTAATTGATAAACTGGTGATGGCACCCAAAAGACCCAGCTCAGCGGAACTAAGCAGCTCCCCATATTTACCATATGCGCGGCCGTCCAGAAGAGAATTATCTTGTGCAAGATTCATTACACTTAATCTGCACAAGGGGGATTGTCCAATTGTTGTCGCATCGTTTACGTCTACATACACTGGATATAGAAACTTAGCAAGCGTACCAACTTTGGCAAGATTTTCATAAGCTTCGCTTTGGCTAGCTGCCGGCACCAAAAGTGTAATATTCATAGTTCTCGTGGTATTCTTAAACAACATGACTGGATCAGCACGACCATAAAGTACCTCAGAATTCCAATCAGAAGAATATGTCTCATTAAAAGCGGCTATAAAGGCTTTAAAGTATAATGTCCGACCAGAGGGCACATGTTTGAATCCAACTGACATACCTCTATTCCCATATGCATCTGCGCCATCAACAAAGTAAGGCATAAATCCAGACTTGGCCTGACCACTCTGCGCAGTGACATCTGCGGCTGCAGATCCTACACGTTCTAGTTTTGTTGAATCAAAACGAATGGAGGACTCGTCAAGCTCCATTACCGCACCGAGCCGATCAAGTTGGCTGTCACTAAAATCTTTTTCCCACCATTCTGCCATTTTCTATATCCTCCTTAACTTGCGCCGATAGCCTTACTTGCTTGTTTGCCTTGAGCCTCAACCACAAGACCCTCTAGGAAGTCTTTTGTTTGTTTTGGATTTAGGCTAATTGAGATTTTTTGCTCGCCGCCGCCGAAGAGGCCGCCGCCTCCACCGCCGCCTCCGCCGCCTTTGGAGGTCTTACCCGTTTCTTTCATTAATTTAGTAACCAGTAAAACTTTTATCATACTAACATCATTAATGGCGTCGGATATATTTTGGAAAGAATCTGCCATGGCATCGATATTACCAAGCTCAGAAAGACTATCAAACATGAAGGCCAGCGATACTGCAATTGCTGTCATTGCTACCCCTACCGCGATCATAGAGGCTGCCATGCCTACCATGAGCCCTTCAAGCACAACAAGGCCGGCTACTGCTGTCGGGCTCACTAAACTTGATAACCCAAGAGATAATCCTATCATCGATAGCCCCATTATACCTAAAGCATAGGCGGTGGCCATGATCTGGGCCGGGGCCATTTTCGCAAACTGGGCTACTAAAACAGACATACCAAGGGCCGCTATAGCAATACCGGCGCCCAGCATCAAAGCTGCAGCGCCCATTGCAAGTAGACCACCAGCAGCCGCCGGAAGAACACCAGTATATACTGCAACACCCAAGACGATCATGAATGCCACAAAGGGTATCATCAGGATTGCGAGGGCCAATGCAGCCGAATTGGCTGCAGGGCCTCGGCCAGCAAAAGCATTAACTAAAACAGACATACCAAGGGCCGCTATAGCAATACCGCCGCCCATCATGAGCATTGCGGCGCCCACTGCAAGTATACCACCAGCAGCAGCCGTGGCGGCTTGCCCGAAGGCGCGGATGCCGCCGGCGCGGGTCACATCACCAGCTGCGGAAGCAGGCGCAAGGGCGGTCTTAGCGGCATCCTGGGTATTTTCCAAAGCCTGGGCTGCAGCTAGAGCCTTTTTGGTTGCAGCTGCAGCTCTCTGGGCTTTGATCCAGCCGGCCAGACCCTTGACTCCTGAGATTGCTGCGGCGCCTGCATCCCACAGTCCTTTTCCAAATCTAAGCAATGGGCCGGCCATGCCGATGACAGCTTGAGCAAATTTTAATCCTATAAACACTTTTGTCCAAAATACTATTTGGGGCCACTTTTCCTTGATCTGGGTGATGGCTGGGCGCACTTGTGTCTTTAAAACGTTAACAAATTCTATAATGCCATCCTTAATATCCATTAGGGGCCCCTTTCCTTTGCTGAATTCATCAAACATTTGATGAATAGAATCCAACAATCCGCCGTCCACAAGAGTTCTCATTATATCATCCAGGAACCCCTGAAACTTCTCTTGTAACGTTGCTTGCTCTGCTGCCTTTTGAGCCATCTCTTCATACTCTGAGGCTGTCTTGTTGGTCTCACCAGCGAGATCATCCATGTTTCCGCTCATCATTAGGGCTAAATCGCCAACACTTTCCAGGCCCATGGATTCAGCAAAAAACTTTCTCTGGTAGTATGACATATCATCGAAAGTCAAGCCGGCATCGTCCAGGGCCCCGCGTAATTGCTCAAATCTACCGACAGGATCCGTCTCCATCATCATGTCCATGGCATTAACAAAGTTTCCGCCTAGTGCTGCATTTAGCTGACCGGTCATTTCGGCGGCGCCTTCAAAAGTATCAAACTTGTCGGTCAAGTTTAACAGCTTTCCGATCTCCAGGCCTGTGATTTTGGCAACTCTTGCCATTTCTTTAAAGGCTCGCGGTGCTTCGGAGCCAAGCTTGGCTATCTGCGGGCCCATAGCATTAAAGTCGCTCATCATCTGATCAACGGGAACACCAACATTCATTGCAAAACTGGCCATCTCTAAGGCTACCTGATCGGCTTGTTCGGGAAGGCGCCCCATCATCTTTGTGGCAAACTGGAACGATTTACCTACCTCTTGGGCACTTACCCCCCATTTTGCCAACACAGATGTTGTTGCGGCCAATTGGTTTTGTGTTTGAGGAAGCAACATGGTAAAATCAGTCATAGTGCCATACAAGCCAACTGCTGCTTTTCCATATTCCTCTGTTGTTATCCAGAGGTGCGATACATCATCAGATGCATCTGCAAATTGTCGGGCCATTTGTCGATTCATACCGGTGGCCTTCATCATGCTTGATTCCATTTCATCAAGCGCAAAAATAGCATCCATTATGCCGCCGATAAAATTATCAAGGATTCCAACAGCAAAGCTCGCAAGCCCTGCAGCAGTTGCTGCGGCACCAGAGGACATCACGTCCCAAAACTTGCCCATTGCAGCTACGTTAAAAAATTTACTTTTCTTGAAAGGAAGAAGGGTGTTGGCTGCCTCTTTTCCAAAAGAACGCATCATGTCGGTCTGCTCTCTAATTTTGTCAGTGCCGGCTTCCAGTTTTTCGACGTTTTCTTCTGCGAGATCTACCTTTTGTTGTGCCGCCGCCAGGGCTTCGGCATCGGCGATGTTCATCGAGTTCTTTTCTTTCAGTTTCGCTTGGGCGATCTTAAGCTCTTGCTCAGCAATAAGCACCATCTGCTGAGCGCGCGCATTTCGGCCGATCTCGGTCTTTCCCAGTCCCTCAAGTTTTGCATGGTATTGTTGTAAAACTGCAAGCTCATCCTCCATGGAGGCGACATCTTTCTTGCCTTTCTTCTTGGGAGATCCGGGGGCGCCCGATTCGCCGGTGCCTGCGGTCTTCTTTCCAGACTTTGACGCCCCCTCGGCGCGCGCAAAACCTTTTTCTATTGCTTTTACAATGTCGTCAATACTGGCTGCCATTAAAAAACCCTCTTTTTAACAGTCTAAATTAAATAGTTTATATAAAAAAAAGACAAGGTGTTACTACTTTGCCTTTTTTCTAAATTGAGGAGGTAAGGGCGGCTGATTGTGCGCAGAAAGCGTTTGCGACTTGGATCCTCGATTCCCACGCTGAGCATCCTCTATGGCCTTATTTTCTGTCTCTAGTTGCTTAATCAGGCGCTTTGTAAACCATTTTCTTAATCCTATGGGCAGGTTATATGCCTCGCTAAAAGACCAGCCGCCAGCATACTTTAAAAAGAAAAACTGCTCATAAATGCTCTCCATATATTCATCGGTCAGGCCAAAAAAAGTCCGCTGTAAGCGGAACCTCCAGGTCTTGCTCATGATCGCACTCCTGGCAAATAAATACCTGTGTAAGATCAATATTTGGGGCCGCTAATTTATATGCCAATCTCAAATGGCGAGAATCCATTGACGGTATGTTGTTGACAACATAATTAATCGCTTCAGAAGTATTGTTATCATTAACGGAAACAATGAAATTTGATAACTGGCGCGTGACTCCGCGCTCATGAATCTTCTGTTGACGATCAGCCTTCATTCCCAGCATAAGATTCTTTTCGTCTTTGCCGCATAAAAGCCTAAATGTGATCTTTAATTGTGTTTTCGGCAATATTGTGTTAAACGTGCCATCATCATTGCTGACAATATCGAGTTCAGACATATTGCCACCATTATAAACGCTAAACGAGTTCAAATCAAAGTAGCTTTCCTGAGATAGTTCGCATGCCGGGCACTGAATTTTCGTTCGATAATCATTTCCGTAGCCGCTAACCCTTATGGCGATCAAAAGCGCATTTCTATCTCCAACATAAAGACTATCAGGATTAATTCTCTTGTCTACAATCACGCTTTGAAGGAGCCGATCGATTGCGATTCCTTTCTTTAATAATGTCTTCGAAGTAAGGAGATCCTCTTCTTTTGCAGTCATTTGTCTAATCTCTATGCTGTCCTGCCCTCTAAGAGGGTGTCCATCCGGATAAAATAAGCCTTTTGAGGGAAGCTCAACGAATTCCGTTGGTACAACAAAAGAAAAGCCATTATCGTTACTTTGCGACTGCGGTTGTGTTAGCGCCGCAGGGGGACTTACATCAGGCTGACTTGCGCCTGTGCGTTCTTTATTTCTTGACAATATACACCTCTCGTTTTATTTGTCTTTTTAAATATTGAAGAATGAGCTTCCACCTTCGCCGGCAACAGCAGAAGATGTGCTCTGTGGGGTCTCTAATCTGGCCCAATCATACTTAAGGGTAACCGATACCTCTGTTAGATCGTCACCGCCATATTCTAAATCTCCATATTTAAGCTCTGTAATAAAGGAGTTCCAAAGCGTCCAAGTTTCCAGGGGGGCACCATCAGAATCGATCTGAGTAATAATTACGGTTCCAAGGGCGCCGGCGGCTTTAGCCTTTGACATGCTTGTTAAAGAATTAGAATCAGTGGGTGGAGAATAGCCCGCCACTTCTATCATCTCCGATAGGGTGGCAGCCATGTCTGGATCAACTGGGTCAACTAAAGTCAAAGAAACGTCCTGCCAGCTCACCGAGCCAGGATAATAAAATGTGTGATTTAAATATTTGTGTTCTGCGGCGGCAATCTGAAAAGAAGGTTTGGAGACAGTTTTGGCGTACCAAATTGCTGCTCCGCCGGCGGCAGCATTAATGCCCTGTATTTCTACTGTAAATCTAAATTTTCTTTTTGGATCTTTTAGCGCGGTATCTTCACCGAAATTTGTTGACCAGAATGCCATTTTGCGAAACTCCTATATGTGTTCTAAATTAAATAGTGGGGTGGGGGAAAATCCCCCGTCTTTTAGTCATCGAATGAAGCACCAGTGGATGCAATCACGAAGTCGATGGCAATATACTCGATAGCCCGAGCAGGCTTAATCATAATCTTGGCGTACATAATGTTTTGATCAATAAGATCTGGCGTTGTTGTACTTTCATCAAGGATTAATCTATAATCCGTGATACCAAACCGTGTCTTAACATTTGCCAAGAATGGCTCAAT